ATACAATCTTAGGAGACTTAGCAGCAAGAGCATTAAACTCTTGTACGGTCATACCCAGTTCTGAAGCTTTATCATAGAATTTCTTTTCAGCGTCGGCCCCGAAGGTAGCTTTAAGAGTATCTACAACACTATCGATATTCTGCTTTTGGACAGCAGCTTGTTCACGCTTAGAAAGAGTAGTGTCTAAAGATTTATTAATTAAATCAGCAATTTCCTGTTCGCTAATACCTTTAGGCGGTGTACCTTCTGGTGTTTGACGTTCAGTGAGTTGTCGTACAGCATCTTCCAAATCAGCTACTTTCTTAGCATCTGCACGTAACGCAACAAGTTCGGCCTCACGCTCAGCAAGGGATTGCTTGAGATTAGGAATGTACTCTTGTGCATTTTGCAAGCCAATGATAGCTTCTTTTACGGATTTGTACTTAGGCTCTCCACGCTCATTTTTGATGTTGCTTAACAGGTCTGTCAGCTCACTATCGTTTGGAGCGGTAACAACATTGCCATTGTTGTTGTTTGTGTTGGCTGGTAGGCTGGAATTCTGTTCACTAAAAATACTTGTCGGGTCGGACATTAGTATGCTTTCTTTATTAAAAACTGGTTGCAACGCTGGGAGTCGAACCCAGTATTTTAAGCTTATGAGGCTTATGAGATACCGTTTCTCTACGCTGCTATGTTTGAGAGTATATCCTTAGGGTTCGTTATAAATAACTCACTCCTAAGTATTTCTAATATATACTATATATATGCTTATACCTCTTTTTAGAAGTTTTTTCGACAAAAAGTGTAAAATAAATTTAATTATTCACTAATTTCATCAGAAATCAAAGAAATCACTTCTAAAAGTGCTCTCTCATATCCTACAGAATCTGCTTGAAGATATGGCCAAGACGCTAAAGCGTAGTTCTCTTTTTTACGCGTAAAAGCGTAAGCACTAGCAATTTTTTCCTCTAATAGCGTTTCAAGGCGTTTACGAATATACACAGAGCTTTTGAAATCACTCCGTATAACCTGAACTTGTTCAGGAGTACATCCTGATGTCCAACCTAGCTTCATACATTACTCCCTATTTCTTTTACAGCGTCTTCAGCGCCTAAGTCTTCTTGAGCTTGTTTAGACAAGCGCATAGTCTCTTGTTGCTCAAAAACAGCAGCGTTAGGTGAGAACAAAGAGTATCGTGAAAGACCTAGCACTTCTTCTAGCAGCTTAGATAGATTTTTACCACTAAGATGGGGGCTTACCACTTGTGCCATTGGGCTGTTAAATATCCCACTAATTCCTTGAAGGAGTTGAGCTTGAGCAGCAAAATGTCTAGCACCGATAGGGCGCAACTTGCCAGAAGCAGTAATGTCTTCTTTTGTAATTTTAACAAACCGTTCTACTCCTAAATCGTCATCCATGACTCGGATAACATCCTCTGTGTCAAAATTACGTTTAGCAGTTTCTAGCATAGCATTGAGGCTTTTTTCAATAAGCTCAATTTCAAAAGAGGTGATCTTTTCTTGAAAAATACGTCCAGCAGCATTTTGAAGCTGTTGCACTTCAAACGCCGTTTTCTCGCCTGCTGTACGAATCCCCATTGCTTCCCTAGGAGCACCAGCATACATCTCCATACGTTGCTCTAGCTTATCAATGGAATTCTCTGCACCAATAACCCACTGGATGTTATGACCCAGCTCGCCCACATCCCCGTTTTCATCCATGTTGATGTTGACACCCGGAGCATATGTGAACTCTTCTACTTCACCCTTAACAAGCAACGGAGGAAACACTGCCAAATCCATAGCGTCTGCTTTCAGATTCTCTAGGTGGTCGATACGATATTGCATACCTACAAGGTTATCTAACGGCCCCATAGCCCACAAATTATCTGGACGTGACCTCCACCCTGCATGGTAGATTGGAGCATGTCCTAGCCACGTTGGGAGGGGGACATCTCGAATAACATACATCCTATCCACCACAGTAACTACACGCCCACGTTCTACTTGCCCGGTGGTTTGATCGTGCATATCTCCAAAGAACTCAAGAATCTCTACAAATCCGCTTTGAAGATAGTCCCAATAGTTTCCGAAACCATCTACACTAATGCCTTCTGCTTTTTGCCACTCCTCTATACCGTAGGCGTTCATGTGAGCAAACATCTTATCTCTGCTCTCAAGAGCAGTTTTTAGATAAATGTTATCTGGCTCCGACTGAGCCATAATCCGCAATTCACCTACGTTCTTAATGCTACGAACAATTTTAAAAGAATCTTTAAAAGAATTAGCAATAGGGTTGAACACAATATCCAAAGGGCTGATACGCCTAATCTTAGGGCCGATGAAGTCTATTACACGTTTACCATAAGAGTCAATGACATAGGATGCCTCAAAATCAACCGTAGAGAAGGAATTGCCATAGTCAATATAGTCATATACCAACTTACTAACTTCTGTTCTAAAACCACCTTCTCGTGTTTTATTAGACATATAAGCCTCAATAGCTTCTACTTTTTCTTTAGTAGCATCGTTTTTGCTATATGCTTCCCATTTTAACCAATGGTCATTAGGGAACAACGCTGAGATGTAGTTGGAATGCAGGTTATCCCTGATCTGGCACAGCTTAGGAAGGGTAGTGCTATTTTTCCAAGGTAGGGACGCGTTAGTTGTAGTAGTGGTGTCCGTAGCAAATATGTAATTACGAAGCTCTTGCCACTCTTTAATCTTCTTATCGCGTTGGGTGTTATAGGTGTGCCATGTATGGGAGATTTGCTCAGCTTTTGTTTGGCTTCCAAACTCTTTTCTAATTTCTAGTGCTTTTGTAGACATATATCCTTTTATCTAAACGCAATGCCACCAAAACGGGCGTTAAACTGTAGTACATTACCAGTAGGTGCTTCCGAGGAACCTCTGGCTCGTTTTGGCTTAATAGCAATAGCCACAGCCGACGCAAGGGCGTCTTTAATATCGTCGTGTGCTGGCCTAGCTAATACAAGCTCTTCTTCAAGAACTTCAGTATACCCACCTTTATAATGCCACACAGTCATATTCTCATATTTGTGCTCAAGTGTGGCTGCAATGCGCTCAGCCTTAGTACCCTCGTTTCGATTGGGTCTATACTCGTCCACAGAAAGGCTTAAACCCTCCTCTCGCATCTTATCTTTTAAATCCCTTACAATGACAGCCTGCGCCACTGTAACCTCAGCACGGAGCTTTTTAAACTCCCACTTAGAATGCAACTCAGATATGTTACGGAAATAATCACTAATCTTATCGCTTTTAAAAGACACAATATCTAATACGTAAATAAAACCTTCAGAGTCAATTCCGATAACAACAATAGCTGTACTGTCTGCTTTTTTATTTAAAGAAAATGCGAAGTCAATTGCAGCGTAAACATTAAGCTTATGTGATTTGTAATACCAATAACCATACTCTTGTTTAAGAAATCGTTTATCATAGTATTGGAACTTTGATCTATCAATTCGATTAGAGCCGGGGTCGTTAGGGTCATTATAGTATTGGGCATGAAATTGAACTTTGTCGGAATACTCTGCCCTAATCCGTGATAGCACTTGAGCATCGAATCCAAAGAATTTTTTATCGCCACGCATAGTCTTAGGCCAGATAAATACACCATCTGTCTCAACAGCGGCTTCTTTAATCTCCCATACAGGGTCATGACGTATAACATCTCCCTCTTCGTTATACACCTCAAACACCTGATTTTTCCAAGTAGCATATACATCAGACGGGTGGTATCGTGTACCACACGCTAATGTAAAGCCCCCTGCGTTTCGGATAGAGGTAAACTGCGAAGCTTTCTTTAATACACTATCTCGCCCATCTGCTGTATAGGCGTTTTCAGGAACAACAATGTCATCCGAAATAATGATGTCAGCGTGCCAGCCAGTTGTGTTAGTTGTCAACCCAGCAGTAGACACGGTTTCATCTCGAATACCCTCTTGTTTACGTTTCTCGTGATCTATAGAGAACTTACGTTGGCTCCATTTCTCACGTTTACCTTCTTGAGGGTTGATGTATTCAGGGTAATATCGGTTGTAAATTGTACTCCCCAATATGTTCTGAATAGCATATAGTTGTTTCTCAGCCAGCTCAGCCGTGGCCGAAAGATATAGTATTGAGATCTCGGGATGTCTTGTAATAATCCAAGCACCCCATGTTGCCACCATATGGCTTTTTAAATGCCCTCGTGGGAGCATGATAAGTTTGTTAGTGCTCTGGGCTTCACCTTGTCCGTATAACGAGTAGTTTTCAAGCCATTTAAAATATTTCTTGTGTACTTCCCCGTAAACGTAATTAGGATTGACTAAGCGTGCAAAAAAATAGAGGTCTTGCATAGCCGTTTCTCTAAGCTGCTTAGCCTCTTCAGGCATTTTATCAAGCCTCGTCTTAGCGTCTGTTAGCCATGTGTCTTCTATTCTTGCCATAACAATCCTTATTTTTTCTTAGCAGTCTTAGCGGATTTTTTAAAATCAGATTTAGTAGGGGCACCTTTGTCCCCCGGCTTCTTCATTTTCTCACCACTGCCGTTTTTCATTCGTTCACGCATAGCATTAATGTTAGCGG